GAACCGCGTTCAATCATCTTTAAAACAACTAGCCTTCTCTTTGGGTTCATTAATGGGAGTTGCCAGTGGAGCTAAAGGGACGCTAGGGGCATACCACAAGGGAGTTTATCTTAGTGCTGTTCGCACGGAAAATGGTCGTAACTTGAATGAGTACAACAACTATGATAAGAAGTTTAAATTGGGTGATTTATTTCATCCAGATTCGAGCTCAGACGCCAATGAGTCAAGTATTAAATGGTTCTCACTTCTAGCTAGCCCAGTGGCCTTTTTAATTGCACAACTATCCACTCATTTCGTGCCTATTGGTGATGAATCATCATTATGTGTTGCATTAGCCGCTATTAGTATGGGTCACCCCCTTTCCATATTTTCTGGTTTGATCAGGATGACTGCTACTTGTATCAAGGCGTCTAAAGCTCACGTCTGGTCTGATTCAATCCTCTTACCCTTAACCGTTGCTACCTCTCGGGTAAGTTGGTTTTCTTGGGACCCCAAGCCAGGGGTCGTGGCTACGTTAGATGTTCCACATTTAGGGAAATCCGACTCAGAGGTTATGAAGCAGATTTATCCGAGAAATCGAACCAGGGGCTGGATTTCAGGATGGGACCGAGGCTCTTATGTTCATGCTTTACCAAGTGGCATGCTTAATTTGAGAACCTCAACTATTATAGCCTTGGTCCGTCATGAATTAGTGTCTAGGCAAGTTGTATCGACTGTCGTTTTTGGGTCTGGCATTGGTGGAATTGCTCAAGGTCTTCTACATGAAAATGTCGTGCAAGACTTAACTTTGTACACTTTAGATGACCCAGGTTTCAATACAGATCCGATGGTGATCAATTATGCAAAGGAAAAGGGAATTGAATTAGATGTTATAGTAGGTGACTTTAGAACAATGTGTTATAAGAAGTTTGATAGGGTCTTTCTTGATGTAGCGAAACCTGTTGATGACTCCATTTGGTATAGTGATGATTTTGCGCACCGAGATGATCAGGAAGTTTATGAAGCTAATTGCTTGACAGAGGCTTTGTGTCGTGTAGAGGATGGAGGCACGTTGATTGTTTCAACAATGTGTGATATGGCCATGGTTCCTCATGAGTATCTTGGTTTCTTAAGTGTTTACTTTTCCAGGATCACAGTCGTTGAAGACCCTCTTAAAAGAACAGCTGGCTTCTTGTGGATCATTGCAGAAAGAAAACTGCATCGTAAGGATCCTTTTCTTCGATCTCTCACTCTTGGCAAGTTTGATTGGTATGACTGGCGTTTTCCTACTGAATGGTTTGAATTCTTTAATGAAGGTATGTCACGTCGGTTTAATAACCAGAAAGATATTTCCTCATACTGGTACCCTAAATTGCACTCACTCTTCAAGCCGCCCTTATGTACTACCTCTAAGATTGTCTGGTCCTTGGATTCCAAGAAATACCTTGACGTTGGACTTTCTCTCGAAAGTTTGGAATTTATTGAATCCAGTTCAATTATCTGGGTAGACTCATTTTCCCATTCCTGGACTTCGCGTGAATTAATTCCTTCTAGACTTGTGATGCAGTGTGGTACCGTTCGTCAACTAGGGCGTACTGTAACACTACCTGTACCAGACAGAGAATTTAATGCTGGGGTAGATTTATTTTCTATATCCGTTTTAGCCACCGCTGATCTGCTCCCTTTAGAACGCCAAGTAGACATTCCTTCTCAGTCTAATTTTGCTTTATTAGATGGATTGAGAAAACGATATGATTTTCCCATTGTGTCTTTTAACGCACGTCGATTTTGGGACGTGTTCGAACAATGGGCGGATTACTTAGGAGCTCGGGCTAGAGGCTATGATTTTGGACTTGTGTCATGGGACGATTTGAAAGACCACGCTTATCGGAAATCTACCATGGGATACATGTCGATATCTCCTTTTAAGAGCGTTGGTGAAGCACTAGATGATGAAAAGTACATGGACGACTATTTTGATAAATTTGTGGGTGGAGGTATAGCAAATCTCGGATTTCACGGTAGCCCTAAAGTTGAGAAGAAAGAACCAGACAGCCCAGGGCAGTATCTCGTTCCGCGAATTTTCATGTATAAGACAGGAGAGGTTCGATTATGTGAAATGCGTATCACGAAAAAGTTAAATGATTTCCTATTGGACGATCAGTGTAACCCACATGCATCCAACGGGGATATCTTTTATCGTGCTGCGAAAATAGTAGAGATGTTCGAGAGTTTTAAAAACCCCGCAGCTTTTGAAGGCGAATCCTCTAAGTTTGATGGTCATTTAGAGGCCGAGTTGTTAGTTCAACTGAGGAGATTCTTTTGCAAATTAGTATCTTATGGAAGGAATAGCTCACTACTACAGAATTATATACAGAGTATGACTGTGCACGATGTGTTACCAAATGTTTATCTAGCTTCCGGAGATGTGGTTTCCTTTCACAGAGGTGCCATGACGTCCGGACTATGGTGTACCTCGTGTGGTGATAGTGCAATAAACGAGATACCTAGTTTCATAGCTAAGATGTCAGCTTTGAACATTCCCTTTGAAGAGTGTTTCAATAGGTTTAAGACTTCTACTTGCGGTGATGATAAAATTGAGGTTGGTGAGATTGGAGACGTAGAGAAAGTTCTAAATGTGAGGAACTCGACGTACGAAGAGTTCGGT